CTAGACGTTTGAAGTGGCGCCCAGTTGCTGACGGGTTAGTCGCCCTTCACAATCTTCGGGGGTAATTGAATGCTAAACGTAGCCGCAGAAATAAGCCACTTGGTACATAGTATCGGCAAAATGGAAGAAGTAGGCGTAAAAGTTGCATCTGCAGACTGCAGTGCCATAGCGCAGGCAACCAACGCAAAAGCTTCCACGGCTCTTTACAATGTAATCACCAAGTACGCGCAAGAATTTGTCCCTGGGGAGATGCCCAATCACTACCGTATGGTTCTTTTCGCGGATAAAACGGCTTCAGTGCTAGGCCGCCCTGCGATTCCTGCCGCCCAGCGGTTAAAGTTGGCTGCAGCAGTGGTATCGGATGATGCCCTGACCGATGTACTAGGGCGCACCCCGATAAGCCCGGAGTATACAAAGCTAGCAGAAGCACGTGCGTTTGGGCGTGAATTTGTAATGGACATTCTTCGAGGAGTTATCTAGTGGAAACCCAAGGCTTCAGCAAAATCGTAGAAATCGACTCACACTTCCCTACGGGAGAAATGAGTGTACAGCCTGTAGTGTTGTGGGCCAATGGTAAACCGCACTATGAGCAACTAACAAAACATGCCAGCGTAGGGAGCGACTACTTTAAAAGTATTACCCCTGTACCAGGGCATTCGATTGTCTACGTCTTAGCGCTTGGAGCTTGGGAATCGTACGGAGAAAACCGGAACGGTGATGGGTTTCCTGAATTTGCATACATGGACCCGGCAATTACAGAGAAGGATTCACTGGTTCAACACTATAAGTCTTTCGAAAACGGACATAACTTCCGGCACCATGTTAACCGGGACCCTAAAAAAGCAGTCGGAAAAGTTCTCAAAGCTTTCTGGAACCCGTCGATGCATCGCGTGGAACTTCTTGTGGACTTAGACGATACGAAAGCGCCGGATTTAGCTGAACGCATCGCAGCGGGAGAATTCCCTCCCGTAAGCATGGGGACACGCGTTAAGTATGACGTTTGTAGTATTTGTTTAAACAAAGCACCCACTAGAGCACAGTATTGTGACCACCTCAAGTTCCAGATGCGCGACGTGATCGACGGTAAAAAAGTCGCAGCACTTAACCCAAGTCCCAAGTTTTTTGACATTTCATGGGTGTTTCGTCCAGCAGATGCTACAGCTTTTATGATGAAAAAAGTGGCAGAGAATACACCTTATGAAGTTCTTTCTGGAGCCCAAGCTGGCGAATATATCGACCGGATGGAGCACCAGAAAGAGGCGGCGCGTAAATTAGCGGTTATCAATAAGGTGGTTCAAGGACTTCCAGTTGACGCTAAGTCTGACAAGATAGACAAAAAAGAGCTTAGTGCGCTGCAGCAAATGAGACCATTAGCCCTAGAAGCTGGAAAAAATACCCCCGACTTTCCGGACGATGTGCTAAGGTGTATGGCTAAACATCCTCTCCCAAATGTAATTTCTTCTCTCGAGTCTGCTGGAATGATGCGCCTAAGTACCCCCGAGATAACAAAGATTATAATGTATCGGAGTTATCCGAAACAGAAGGTTTCAGACGAAATCATAAGTAAGACCGTAGGAGCCCAGCAAGGGATTTTAGGCTTATTTGAAGAATTTCCTCAACTCATAGACCAGCTGGACAGGTCTGGAGCGTTAGACCTTTCGGATAAGAAGGTCGAACCAGAAATCGTGGAAGCCGTTAAACCCTTTCTTGAGAAACGGTCTGGGATGGGGCAGTATTTAAAACGGCGTATGGTACCCGAATCGTATCGGGACGAAACACCATACAGCACTCCACTGTCCATTACAGACCCTGCAACAGGACAACAGTACGCAACAACACGTGGTGCTGCTTTGCGGGCCCACGATGAAGTTGTGAAACGTAACCTGTATAAAACGGTTGGGGGTGCAGGACTGCTTGCCGGCGCATATAAATTAATCAGCAGTGGGTTGAACAAGTACCAGGAAGGTAAATACAGAAAATTAAAACCTGTTGCCCTTCTAGGACTTGGAGCACTAGGGTTAAGTCAGCTCCCTCGTATGCGGGAGCACTACATGACAGACCAAGGAGTTCCGATCCCAATCAATACTGAGTTAGCTAAGTCTGCGGGCGTGGAGCAATTAGCTCTGCCAGCTGTAGGTACTTTAGGTTTAATGGCGGGAATGGCGCATGACTACCAATCCAGGTTAGATTCCGGAATCCCTGTAGGCCATCCCCAATTACCGCTTTCCAGACGAGTTCTGGATAGTGTAGAACACTTTAGTCATGATCATCCAATTTTGACGGGTATCGGTGGAACTTTAGGCTTGTACGGATTATCGAGAACACCAGTTGTACGCAAAGCTGGACGTACAATCTTTAATTTATCTGAGCCCCTTCACCAACCGGCAAAATCAATGGCACGCGGTGCAAAAGAAACATTACGTGGATTAAGTACTGGGGTAAAACAATCTTCAGTATTAGAGGACATCACAAGTACGCCAAATAGTGCGGTAACCCTCCCGGATGCAAACTTAGATAAGTTGGCAGAATGGTTGGGTTGGACCATTTTAGAGGGTTGAAATTTACTTGTGAAAGATAAACATGCAGCCTATGATTGGTTGCGAACCCCCGTAGCGAGGTAAACAATGGAATTGGACGCAGTCATCAAAGCAATGGAAGCTAACGAAGAAGGACAAGTTAAAAGCGCCGCAGCCGTCAACCCATCAGAGTTGTCTGCAGCTGTAGAAAAAGCGGCAAGCGCTCCCCCTGCCCCAGTGGCTGAGGTTGACGCCGTGCAAGCGCTGCTAAAAACAGCCAATGAGTTGGCTGGCACCGAAAAAGAAGCAGAAATTTCACACGCTGCACTGTGTGGCCAAGCTTTTGCCGATGGTGCCATCGCTAAATTTGCCGCGTACGATGCCCAAGTACAAAAAGCAAGTATAGCACCCGAAGCTCCCGATATGTCCAAAGTATCGGAAGACCAAGAAGCTCAGTTGCAAGCTGCAGCCGAATACGGTTACAAGCTAGCTCACGATAAAATGGCTGAGGATTACAGAACTGGGCACAGTGAAGCAATGCAACAAGTACATGCTCTCGCAGCTTCTGAATTCATCAAAGGTGCAGCGGAAGTCACTGTATTGGTTGACCTGATTAACCAACGAAACCGATAATGTATTCTACTGCAGCAAAAAAAGCGTACATCGAGGTGTACGAAACTGCTACGGAGAAACTAGCGTCCGTTTACCTCCCACCTCCTGCCGAGGTGCAGGAGCTACAGGAGGAAGGTCAAACAAATGAGACGACTTCCTAGTGTTAATCGTCTAGTTGGTGAGATCGAGCAGCTAGTTAAAACTGCCGAAGCTAAACACAACGAAGTGACTACCGCGCCCCCTACTTATTCTGCGCCAATCGCAGCAGAACTCCAAAAAGTAGCGCAAACCTGCCGACAAGCTGCAGTGAACGTTACCGTAGGAGATGTAGAAGCGTTTGCACGTAAGTTGATGGGAGGCGCTCAATGACAACCGACAAACAAAAGCTGGCCGCACAGCTGCGTGAAGTCGCCGCCCGTTTTCGAAAAGAAGCTGCGGCGCTTGAAGCAGAAGCGGTTATTAAGTGCGCTCAAGTCTTAACCGCCGCTCGCGGGCTAGACCAATTAAAGCGTATTTTAAGAGGAGCAGAACGATGAAAGCTGCTGAAATCTTGAATCAAGCTGCAGAAGTGCTAGAAAAAACTGCAGCGTTTATCGATGGGATTGAATCTGAGCGGATTGCTACGGTTCAAGCCGATCGTGAAAAAGTTGCACGAAGTCTGGCTCAAAAAATATCCGCCGCTACAGGCGAGGATATTGCGCCAGAACTGACGGAGAAGTTAGCCTCGATGGGTCCCGAAATCCAAGATATTCTTGGACGACTGACCGATGGGGGAACTGTGGACTCTTTGGGGGACGCAGAAGATAACGTTAAACTGGCGGGCGTTGCTGGAGAGTTGTCTCCTGCCGATGCTCGTTTCTTGGCATGGGTTCAATCATAGGAGGGATGCAAAATGACAATCCTGAACTCGACATTCGACATTATTGGGCACGACCCGCATGCAAATGCACGGGCCGGTCTGATGACTGTGCTAGCCGTGGAAGGCTTTGCGGGGCCATACGCCTCACTTCCAGCTAGTGGTACACCTGCTGCAGGCGATATTCCTGCAGGAAGCATTGTAGTGATGAACTCCAATGGTAACGCTATCCTCGCAGATGGTGACGTTGCTACGGGTCAAGCTCCTGCAATGCTTTTTGTCACAGTTGACGGTGACCAAGACTATTCCGGCGCCTTTGTAGGTAAGGTTACCTGCATTCATGGTGGAGCGGAATTCCAATTGGATACTGCAAACTTCGTGGCAGCTGCATACACTCCTGGCGAGTGGCTCACATGTGGCGGTACTGCTAACGCTGGTAAATTTACCAAAGTTACTGGTACTCCCGGAACACAACAAATTTACGGAATGGTCGGACCTTTGGGTTACGACTCAGCCAAAGACACTTTGCACGTGATTATCCCTCAGGGTATCGCGCCAGCCGTCTAAGAAGGGAGGCTAGAGATGAATTATATGACACAAACTCAAAACACCTCCGCTTCTTTTATTAACTCCAACTTCATGCGTAAGCTCGAAGAAGGACACATTAAAGAGGCTGAAGCAGAAAGCTCAAACTTCATCCGCGAAAAACTTCGCCAAGAAGCTGCCGTCAGGGAAATTATCGTTCCTGAAGGCGTTTCCGAGGAAGATTTGGACCGAGATGAGCACACCGATCAGCCGAAGATCATCATCGAAAAGGAGCCCGATTCAGTGGCTACTTTCGTACAGTTCCAAGGCACCGGTCGTAGAACTTGGTTCCGTGGGCCACGCTACGCGATTTACTTCGGTAAAATCGAATCGCAACGGTTCACCAAGAACAAATTTGAGCTGATGACATATCGCAGCGACATCCGCAAGGTTCTCTCCGACAACTCCGTTAAGGATATGGCGGACCAAGAAGACCAAAAATTCGCGGATCTCATCGCAGCAATCGTCGCTCTCAACCCAGCACAACAATCTGGCGGTCCTTTCCAATCGGGTACATTCAAACAAGCCATCCAAGCGATGCTTGACCGTGAACTTCCCGTTGGCAAAATGCTGATGACCAAGTCTCAGTACATGAATGCTTTGGACCTCCCAGCTACTACTGTTGGTGATGACATTGCAAAACGCCACTTCGATGAAGGCATCGAAGCTTCTAATAAGCTTTGGGGAATCCCAGTAGTTACCACAATCAAATCTGGTATCTACGACAACGACAAAGCGTGGTTGTTCGCTCCTCAAGCACCCAACAACTTTTTGGGTAACTACTTCCTCTTGCAAGATGCTACTCTGTACATCAAGCAAGAAGCCGACACCATCGAATTCTGGAGCTACGAAGCTCTCGGTCTCGGTATCGGTAACAGACTCGCAATCCAACAAATCCAATTCGTCTAATCTTGGATTTTGGTGAGCGTTGAGGAGGACGTAATGAAGTTGGTAGAGCTCAAAAATTGTACGGATAAACGCATCAGCATTATGCAGGTTGGCCTGCGACTTAACCCCGGGCAGACAACGAGAGTAGCGCCGTCAACGGTTTCGCATCCCGCCGTGTCTCCATACGTG